TCAGTATACAGGTAAATCCACGTTGTTACAAATGTGAGGTCACTTCATATTGTCCTAATTGGACACATCACATTGCAGCGTGGCAATGCTGTCAATGTCATCCGCAGACAGGTAGATGACCTTTCCAGTCTTTCCAAACTCCGCCTCTTTCCCGTCCTTATCCTGCTTATACCAGGTATAATTAAGGCTCTGCTTTTCTGTGGCTGCTGCCCAGGCCGTACCGTTGTATTTCATCAGCGTGACCGTTTTCGCCGCATGGTCGATCTTGTACCAGAACATCCCGTTTGTCGGTGTGGACGGTGCCGTCTCGCTGATATTGCCGAGCAGCGCATCCACTTCCTTCTGGTTGGTACGGACGATCACATAAGGGACCAGGCCGCCCAGGCTGTTCTTGACCGTAAACCCGCCGATAGATAACATCTCCGACACATAGGGGTCTGACTTATCCTCCACGGTGATCACATCCACATAGGATTTGCCGCCGTAGACAAAAGTACACCGGTAAGACTGGATATTGACGATATCCGCACCGGAAACCGTCAGCGTATCAGAAGTTGCACCGCTGATATCCGTCCACTTTCCGGCTGTGTATTTCGACCACTGGTAGGTCGCGCCTGTGGTGATCTCCGTTGTACCGCTGTAGGCGGAAGTCGCCAGTACCAGGGAACCGGACTGGTTCTGTACGATGGTACCGTTCGGCGCATACACGGAAAACACCACCGCGCTGGCCCCATTACTGCCCTTATTGGATTTTGTCCATGCAAAATTCTTCACCACGGTCTTTCCTGAAATCGTAAAGGTCAGGTCAATGGTTCCCGTCAGCACCTCCGCGCCCCCAAGGGTGGCATTGGCAGCGAAAGCAAGGACAATGGAACCTGCCGCGGATGCCGTGGCTGCTGTATTGGATTTTACGGTCACCCCGGTCGGCAGGGTTCCCACGGTACAGGAACAGGCAGTCTGCGTAATGCCCACATATCCGGTAAAGGGGATCGTCACATCCACGGCGGTTTGTACCGCGCCGCCATTGGTACAGGCGATATTCTGTGCCTCATTCCCAAGGATGATGGACAATCCTCCAGCTCCCGCTTGGCCGGGCTGCCCCTGTTCTCCGTCATACATCTTCGTGATGGAGAGGGTATCAAACACATCCGCATCATCGGTTACCAGCTTGATCTGCGCCACATTATTAAAGAACACTGCATGGGCAGGCTTCACCACCAGCGTACCTCCCGTAATGCTGGTATTGTCCGAAGTGGTCGGGTAATCCGTCCACACACCGGAACTGTTCAGGTACTGCCACTTGCTGACCGTTACCCCCTGCACCTGCGCGGTGAGCGTGGCCTGTGTCGCACCTACCAGCGCCGATGATGTGTTGTATTTGAATACATAGGTGTCTGCGGTCACATAGGCCAGCTTTGCGTTCTCCGCATTCTTTACCAGTGTGTAGGTAATGTCAGAGGAAATATTGACCGTGTTCTTCGTCTCCGAATCGTAGTAGCTGATATAGCAGATATAAGTGATCATGCCGGAGGAAGATGCGGAGAGCTTGTTCTGGCTGACCGTCAGGATGCCGCCGGACACCGTTTCTCCCGATGACAGGGCACTCTCTGCTCCCGTGCCGTCTTTGCGTTTCCACGAAATGGTCAGCCCCGATGCGTCCAAGGCCACGTTGGTCTGGTCCAGGAAGATCACCGGAGTCAGTACCAGATGGGACGTGGCCCAGTTCGGTGCATAGGCGTGGGGCAGGGTGTTCGGGTCCTCGCTCTGCGTTTTCGGTAAATTGGATGTGATATAAGCCGACAGTTTCCGCTGGTCCGTGATGTCCACGAAAGTCTGCTGGCTGGACGTTAAGATAGTAGGCATTTGTGTTCCTCCTTCGGTTAAATACTCACTTCACAATAAAAGGACGCATTATCCAATACGTCCTCCGTTGATATGGTTACGCTTTTCATTCCTTTATGCAATCCGTCCCAATCGGCATCGGTTTCCGCATTGCCCGATTTCCGGTGCCAGTTAAAAGAGGATGCAGGAAGGGTATCCGTGATATCCTTATCCCAGGACAGAACCCTGCAGGAAAGCCGGCTCATCTGCCCCTTATCCCGGAAGATGCTCGTGCCTTCCACCACCAGCTCTGTCCGGTACATCTTCGCTGTGGCGATATCCTCCACCTTGCCGGAGATGTTCTCGATCTTTTCCGTCTGCCCCAGGATATCCTGTTCCAGTGTGCTTAAGTTCTGGTTCTGCTGTGCGCTGATGGCGGTCAGCCGGATGCCGCTTGCCCCGATGGTGATGGTGTTGCCGGAAGGGTTCAGATAATCCCTCGTCCTCTGGATGCACAGATATCTTCCATCAATCCCGTGGGGCGGCGAGGAACAGTACACATACTGCCTCGCATGGATATCCGCGATGTCTGCCCCGGTGTCCGACTCATCCACGATGGTCAGTTCCATGCTGGTGATGCCCTTCGCCAGCTCTGCGATGCGGGCCTTTGCTTTCCTGAGAAGGTTGGAAGAAAGCGTCACATCCTCCCACACTTCCGTTGCCCATATCCAGCCAATCTCATTGACCGCACCCTCATCAAACACATAGTTCACCCCGTCGTTGGCCGCTTCAATGGTGACACGCTCGTCCGTTTCCACCTCATTGCCTTCCTCATCCGTGGTCTTGATCTTTGCTCCAAGGGGAATGAGTGCAGTCACCCGTTCCGTATGGTCGAACGTGATTTTCACATCGGTCAGGTTCTTCCCGTACTCCACCTTCTGGAGTGACGCCTCCGTAAAGTCCGCCAGATAATCCAGCACCTTGCCGGAACTGGTATACCGGAGGCTCAGATACCCTCCGTGTGTTTTAATGAGCTTCTCCCTGATGGCATCCAAGGTCATAGAATAATCTGAACAGCTGTAAGCCACATAATCGTTGTTATCGACCACCGTTACTTCTCCCACAAGGAACCGTTTCTGTTCTTCCACGCTTTTGTTATGCTCGGCTATGAAATACTCGAAAAGCCCCCTCAAGCTCCCTTTATAATTGTAAGGCGGCTGCTGGCTGTCCTTTAAATAGGAAAGAGCCGATTCACACGTCCAGGTGTGGGTGTTATAAAAATCACTGCCGTCATCCAACGCCCTCCCCTCAAAAACAACCTCATTCCCTTTTTTGCAGACGATCACAGAGGCCATCGGCTTAATGCTATGCAGGTACGGATGGTTATAAGGGGCCGACAGAGTCAGGCTGTCAATGTTCTCCGCATCTTCTTCCACCTTCGCCTCCGTGACTGCCAGTTTGGATAACTGCGGATGGTAAAACAATGCCCCATCCACATAGATACGGAATAATCTCATAAGCATCCCTCCCGGTACCGGAAAGTCACTGTACCGGAACCCGTCACCGATATGGTGTTGCGTCCGGCCTGTAATTCCATTTCAGGGAACTCCCAGGTGCCGGAACTGACTGTCTTTCGGAAGGTGTCCGTGCCGATCTGCCAGCTCAGTGCCGTTTCCTCAGTTGCCGTGATGACCGGGACCACAGGCATATAGTCATTGTCCAGAATGACATTCCCTCCGCCTGTCACTGTGAGAACCGTCTCCTCCACATGATAACGGTAGGAATCCCCATCGGAACAGGAAATGGTGAGCTGCCCCTTCCCTGTCAGCGGATCATAAGCTGGAGCCATTTCCAGTGTGCCGATAGCATACAGCCCCGGTTCCTCGCTGCAGACCACCTTCACCAGCTGTCCGGTAAACTGGTTCACAACAGCGCTGACCTTTTCATTGAACTGTGTTCTGGTGCCGAGCATGGAAAGTATGATCTCAAAACTCCGGGGCTGGTAGGATACCCGCCCCAGAGCCTGCGTGTACCGGATCGGGGAATTCCGTCCCGGCACCACAATGGTGTTCGTCTGCGACTGTGGGGTGGGAAAGCTGATGCTTTCCCTCAGCCACCCAAAACCAGACATTGAAATGTTATTCAGTTTTATATCTGGTCTCATAGGCTCAACCTCCTGTTCAGTTTCTGCATCTGCCCCAGCTTACTGTCAATGGCCGGAAGCAGATGCCCCACCAAAGTTCCGTCCTCCAGATAGATGCCCTTGCTGCTGTTTGCCGCAATGATGGACAGGTAGTGCTCCATCGCGCTGGTATCCATCCGGTTAGAAAGGATACTCTCCAACTGACTGTAGAAACCTTTCAATGGCAGGATTGCTTCTGCTCCTGCCTCACCGCCAGCCATCAGGTTCATACCGTTCATGCCAAACAAAGTCGGCCGCGTCATGATACCGCCCTCTTTGTACCAGTCAATGGACAGGTGAGGCACGCTCGGCGGCGCAATGGACAGGCTGCCGGAAATCTTAAAGTGCGGCAGCTTGATGTGCGGCAGGGAAATCTTCATGCTGGAGAAGAATCCGGTGATTTTATCCACAATACCCTTGATGGTGTTCTTCGCCGCCTCAATCGGCGTAATAATGGCTGTCTTGATGCCGTTCCAAACGGAAGTGGTGGTACTCTTGATGCCATTGAATACAGAAGTTACCGTACTCTTGACTGAGTTAAATACAGAAGAAACCTTGCTCTTGATGCCGTCTACCACGGTCGAAATGGCAGATTTGATACCGTTCCAGACGCTGGATGCCACCGACTTGATGGCATTAAATACGGTAGTCACCACGGATTTTATCGTGTTCAGCACTGTTGAAATTTTCGTGCTGATTGCCGTCCAGATGGTCGAAATGACGTTCTGGATGACGGACATCACGGACGAGATCACACTGGAAACGGCATTGATGCCCGCAGACACCACCGACTTAATGGCGTTCCAGACGGACACAATGATTTCCTTACAATTCTCCCAGATAAACTGGAAAGGCAGCGTAATGATGTCAAAGGCAGCGCTCAAAATGGAACCGATCAGCATGATGCCCGTCTGTACCACATTTGTGATGGTCTCCCAAATGCCGGAGAAAAAGGCCACGATCCCATTCCTGATACCCTCGAAGAAAGTCTTGATATTCGTCCAGACCTCGCTCCAGCTGGTGCCGAACCAGCCGAGGAACACATCGACAATGCCCTGGATGATGCTGACCGCTGCCGAGAGCACACCCTTGATTCCTTCCCATACCCCGGAGAAGATCGTCTGGATGCCCGTCCACATCTGCGACCAGTTCCCGGTAAACAAACCAATAAATACATCCAAAATGCCAGTGATCACGTTCAACACCGTGGAAAGCACCGCAGCGATTGCCTGAAATGCCCCCTCAAAGACCGGAGCTAACAGGGAACAGAAACCATTCCATACCGCAGATAATACTTCCGTAATGTTCTGGAAGCTGAAGCCAAGGGCATTCAAACGGTCAACGATTCCCTGGCAGAAAGTGCTGACCGTTTCTTTGATGGTATTCCAGGTTCCGATGATGGCCTCCCGGAATCCCTCATTGGTATTCCACAGATGCAAAAAAGCCGCCACCAGTGTTCCGATGACCGCCACCACCGCCACCACAGGGGCAGAGATGCCGCCAATGGCGGCTCCCAGTTTTCCAAACAGCCCTGTGCCGCCCTGCACCGCCACTTTCAGTTTGTTAAAGCCGTTCGCCAGCTGCACAAACCCCTTCATGGCCGTGCCGATCTTGGCTATGGTCGTGCCAAGAATCACAAGGAATGGGCCAAGTGCCGCCACCAAAAGCCCGATCTTTAAGACCATCTCACGGGTGCCTTCATCCATACCGTTTAGCTTATCCACGAACTCCTGGATTTTCGTCACAATGCTACGGATGGCGGGCATCAGCATCTCTCCAAAGGAAATGGCAAGCTCCTCCAGCTGGCTCTTTAAAATGGTCAGCTGCCCCATCAGGTTATCCTGCATGGTGGCAGCCATCTTTTCCGCTGCGCCGTCACAGTTATCAATGGCGCCGCTCAACTTTTCAATATCTGCAGGCGCGGCATTCATCAAAGCAAGGAAACCGCTCATGGCGTTCTTGCCTACGAGGGATTCCGCCGCCTGTGCCTTCTCAGATTCTGTCAACCCCCCAAACGCAACCCGGCAGTCCGACAGGATATCCGACAGGCTCCTCATGCTGCCGTCTGCATTCGTTGTGGCAATGGTCACATCCCCAATGGCCTGCCCGCTGATCTTTACTTCCCCGGCTAGGTTGTTCATGATGGTACGGAGTGCCGTACCTGCCTGGGAGGATTTGATACCTGCATTTGCCATCAGGCCGATGGCTTCCGCTGTATCTTCTGCGGAGAAACCAAGCGCGCCCGCAATCGGCGCACAGTATTTGAAGGTTTCTCCCATCATGGACACATTCGTGTTGGCATTCGAGGATGCCGCCGCTAAAATATCCGCGAAATGCCCGGAGTCCGCAGCAGTCAGTCCGAAGGCAGTCAGGGCATCGGTGACAATGTCCGATGTGGTCGCCAAATCCTCACCGCTGGCCGCAGCAAGGTTCATGATACCGTCAATGCCGGAGATCATTCCAGCCGGCCATCGCCATGTAGTTCATGGCCTCCGCCGCCTCGGATGCGGAAAACTTCGTTTTCTCACCCATCTCACGGGCCTTGTCACGGAGAGACTGCAGGTCATCCCCGGTAGCACCGGATACCGCTGCCACCTGGCTCATGGCAGAGTCAAAATCTGCGGCCGTTTTCACAGCCGCAATGCCCAGGCCTCCGACCGCCGTGGAAATCGGCATGATCGTTTTCCCGACACCAGCGATGGAATTTCCCAGGTTCTCCATCTTGCCGCCGATCTCGTCAATCCTGGCAAGGGCGGTACTGGTGGTTGCGGCCTCCTGCTGGAGCCGCTTTAATTCCTGCTCGGTCTCGATGATCTCACGCTGGAGGGCATCGTATTTGTCCTGCCCCAGGTCACCGTTCTCCAGCTGCTCCTTTGCCTGTACCTGTGCCTGCTTTAAGGCATCCAGCTTTTCCTTTGTGGAGGAAATGGCATCTTTTAATAACTTCTGCTTCTGTGTAAGAAGTTCCGTGTTGGATGGGTCCAGCTTCAGCAGCTTATTGACATCTTTCAGGGCACTCTGCGTATGCGTGATAGAAGAATTGACACTTTTCAGGGCCTTGTCCAAGCCTGTGGTATCACCGCCAATCTCAATCGTGATGCCTTTGATCCTGCTCGCCACTGTTCCTCACCTCCAACCATGTAAATGGCGCACCCGAACCGGATGCGCCCAAGCTAAAATTTATCAAAATCTTCCTGCGTGGCCTCACGCGCTACTTTCTCATACTTCGCACTGTCATTGGCCTTTTCTGTCCACATATCTATGACCAGCCCGACCGTGAGAAGGTCCAGGTCCGAAATGGAAATGCCAAGTTCCACACTCCGCAGGAGGAACAGGGGAGTGGTCATTTCCCTTGTACTCCTGCCAATTCTTTTTTTGCCTGCACCTCCACCATCATGTTCTGCCCCCAAAGCTCCAGAATCTGCGGCAGGACCTCATAAATTGAGAACATATCAAACTGGTCCAGCCATTCCTCAATGGTCGGAGGAATGGAATTGTCCGCATGATAAGCCATGATATAAGCCACGTTCTCGAAAATCTCCAAGTCCTCGATCTGGAATTCCTCTCCGTCCTCGGTCTTGCCTTTATAGGATTGCTCCAGCTTGGAGAGGTCTTTGAAGATGTCCCTCTTAAACTTCGCCCGGTACAGCCGGGGAATGGTGGCCGAGGAACGGAACGCCACCTTTTTCCCACAGATTTCAATCTCCCGTTTCAGCATCTTTTACGCTCCTCCCTGCCCTGGCTCTTTTTCCGTTGGCAGATACACCGATTTATACCAGTTCGTATATGCCTCCTTGTCCGTGGTATCGCCTGTCCTGGCTTTTACCAGCCCATCCGAGCGCGGGTCCGCCGTAATGGACAGCGTTTCCGTTCCCGGCTCAATGGTGTCCTCTTTCGTCTCCGACTCAATGGACGGACGGGATGCCGAACAGTTATACAGCACATGGCGGATGGCGTTCACATCCCCGTCAAACTCAAAGAGCAGGGCAAACTTCACGCTCTCGCCAACCCCGCTGTTCTCCACCAGAACACCCTTGCCGTCCAGTTCCTCCTGCAAGATCTCCGTGCGGAACCACTCCGGGATCAATGCGATCTCCAAGTCACCGCTGTATCCGTTGTTGGTCACGGAACGGAAATATACAATGCCATCCGCATAGAACGGGCTGGATTCACCCTCCGCATCCAGGCTGATACTCACCGCTCCGGGAATCGCCTTCGGTGCGGCATAGGTGAAAGTGGTCTCCCCGTCCGCCGACGTCTCGGTCAGCTTTGCGGCATGGACATTTTTCAGATTATATTTGACTTTATTCCCCATAGCCTTCATACCTCCATTTCATAAATCACTTCATACAGTTTCTCGGACTCGATGTAGGTTTCCGATTTCTCATAGAACAGACCGTAAGCGTCAAACACAGCTTCCAGCCGTTCTTCCAGTTCCGGTGCTTTCTCGTCCGTATACAGTTCCACATCCAGCCGCTTTGCTTTGAAATAGACCTTCCCGTCTGCCGCAAAGTTGTTGCTGCCGGGTGTCAGGTAGCAGATAAAAGGCGGCTGCGGGGATTCCCCTTCCGCAAAGTGGTGGTATGCGAAGGGCAGCCCCGTACTGCCGAACATGTTTGCAATCTCTTCATAATCCATCACGAAATCCCCCTTTTGATCGCCGCTTCCAGTTCATTCACGGCGTATTCCTCTGCCGGGGCGATATGCGGTTTTCCCGCCACCCGGCCGCCGCCGCGCTTGGCATGGCCCTTTTCCAGAAGGTGTGTCAGCCCCGGCTTGGTACGGTTATAGACCGTGATACTGACCTGCCCGGTTTTCTCCGAGGTCTTTTTGACCGCCCACCCTTTTTGATAGCCGCCGGACTTGACCGGGGAGCCGGCCTGCGCCATTGCCTTTGTCTCTTTTGCCACGGAATTCACTGCGGTTTTTACCACTTCGTCCGTGACTTTTTTATACTCATCCAGCGCGGACATAATCTCGCTGGAAAGCTGGTCTGCTGATATTTTCTTTGCCATCGCTGCCTCCTCACTGCCTTGGTTCCCTCCGGCATTTGAACCGGATCTCTTTCTTCCGGTAATTCATCAGGTCCACCGATTCAATGTCATAAACTTCTCCCCGGAACCTCACACGGAAGCCTGTGGAAGTGACAGCGGCGGTCTCACTGCACCAGCGCACCGTAAAGGTGACGGAGCGTTCCTCGCTGGATACTGCGCTTTCCTTTTCCTCCGCCTGGTAGGTGGAAGCATAGGCACAGCAGGAAAAATAAGGCGTCCATGTGTTTTTGTGGTTCCCAATGGCATCCGTAACGACTGCGTTCTTCTCAACCGTTATCCGCTCATTCAGCTTTGAAATCTCCATGCCTGCCTCTCCTTTCAAAGAACCCCTTCCCGGATGGAAAACAAAAGGGAGCGGAGCGTCAGGGTAAGCCCGTGATGGTCCGCTTCCTCCCGGTGTTCATACAGATAAGCAAGGGCGTACAGCACCGCCACTTTCATCACTTCCCGTATCCGGGAAAGTTCTTCTTCCGTATACGATGCCGTATCCTTTGTTTCATCCGCCTCTACCGCTTCCCACTGTTCATCCGTAAGCCTTGCCACATCCGCACACAGTTTCCCGGCAGAAGTCAAGAGGATGCCGACCAAGGCATCCTCATCCGATGAATCCACACGCAGATAGGATTTCGCTTCTTCCAAAGTTACCAATGCCATGGCTGCATCCTCCTTTCTCACAATCTTTCCGCTTTATCAGGAACCGCTGGACGCGCTGCCCTTCATCTGGAGCACCTGCACCGCTTCCGGCAGGATCAGCTTTCCGTCCACTCGCTGCGTGGAAAGGAAACCTACCTGGTCCGTGCGGGCATACAGCTCATTCAGCCTGCGGAACGTGCGGTTCTGGCGGTCTGCGATCCAGTAGTAGCTGTAATCGCCAAAGGCCAGCACCTTGTTTCCTGCCGCCACGGCCGGCATGAAGGCAGAGGTCTTCAGCGGACGGTTCAACAGGGTATCCGGCTTACCGATCTCAAGGCCCGGCTTCCAGATATAGTTGCCGTTGTTGTCCTTTAAAGTCATCAGCTGCAGCACCACCGCCTCGTTGCACAGGAACTCCGCTTTCTTGCGGTACGGTGCTTTCAATGCGTAGTACAGCTGGAAGATCTCATCAAAGGTCAGCTTCGTCTGCGTTGCCGTGGTCGCGCCCACCTTTGCCCCGGCATCGTCCAGAATGCCCAGAGGCTTGCCCACACCGTCCCCGGTAATGAACGCCTTCTCCTCCGCATTGCCCATACGCACACCAAAACGGCGGGCGATATAAGTCGCAAGGTCAAAAGCGGAATCGTTCAGAAGCTCATTGGAAACCTTGATCATGGTACCCAGTTTGTAGGCCGACAGCATGGTCTGCCCAAACGTGGTGTCGCTCTCCGGGATCTCCTCCCCTTCATCGATCCAGCTGGCCTCCCCGGTGTCCTCCGCAACCGGGATCTTGCGGGTGCCGGAGCTGGTGCGGATGACAGATGCCATGCCGCGGAAGATGTTGTTCTCCTCCAGTGCCTCCACCAGCTTCTTTTCAAACTCATCCGGCACGGTGTATCCGCCCTCCGTATCCACACCGACAGACAGGGCATTCCTGACCTCGCCGTAGTTACCACGGTTACGGATCATATCCCAGAACGCATTCTGGTACTCCTCCGTCCCGGTCGGGCTGGTGTTCTTATCCTTCGGGCTGCCGTTCTTCGGATTGCCATGCACCGGATTAGATGTCGGGGCCGACAGCTTGGCGTCAAACTCCGCCTGCTGCTCCAGACGCTCGATCTCCGCGCCCAGGTCTTTGACCTCCTGGGCCATCTTGTTGTACTGCTCCACCGCGTCGGCGGCTACAAGGCCGTTCTCCCCGCGGTGCTGCTCCAGGAATGCCTTGGTCTGCTCCCAGAGGGTATTTCGCTTGCTTCTCAGTTCAAGAATCTTACTCATTGTCATTTCCTCCATAAAAATGTGATTTTGGGTATAAAAAGAGCCGGAACTGTCTGTTTCAGGCTTTTGCCTTACTTCAGGCACTCCAGCTGTTTTTCTAAGATCAGATATGGCATGCTGCCATCTTCCGTTGTGCCGTCCATGCCAATGGCCGGTGCGGGAGGTTTCCCCTCCTCCGGTTTAGGGTGATCCGTGTGTGTATCCACGGGCGTTTTCTCAGGAGGCTTCCCGCTGTCCACACCGAGGCGGTTCAAGATGGTGAGCCCCATCTGTCTGGTGGAATAAAGCTGTGCCTCCAGATGGATGCCCGGCTTTTCTTCTTCCTCCTCCGTTTCTTCCTCTGCATCTTCCTCCTCTTTTTCCGGTTCTTCCCCGTCAAAGAGGATTTCATCCGCAAATCCAAGCTCCACTGCCTTTTTCGCATTCATCCACGTCTCATTGGACATCAGGTTGGAAATGCGGCTGTGGGACAATCCACTCTTAGCTGCATAGGCGTTGATGATGCTTTCCTTTACCTCGTTCAGCGTATGGATCGCTTTTTCCATGTCTTTGGTGTTTCCAAACGCAATGGTGGACGGGTCATGCACCATCAGCATTGCCACCGGGGACATCAAGACTTTATTTCCAGCCATCGCTACCACAGAGGCAGCGGAGGCGGCAACCGCATCGATCTTGACGGTGACTGCCCCTTTATAGTCCCGGAGCATCGTGTAAATCTCCGCCGCGGCAAACACATTTCCTCCGGGGCTGTTGATCCAGACGGTAATATCGCCCTCTCCCGACTCCAATTCCTCACGGAATGCCTTTGGCGTTGCCTCATCCCCCCAGAAGGATTCCTCATCAATCGGTCCTTCCAGACGGAGCACCCTGCCGCCGGCTTCATTATGAATCCAGTTCCAGAATTTCTTCATCGTTTCCGTTTCCTTTCTTTCGGTTTTTGCGGCGTACTCTCACTCCGCCTGTCCTCACTGTCAGATGTCCCTTCTTCCGGCTGTTCCTCCGGTCCGGTCTTTGGCTGGTTCTGCTCCACAGCTGCCTGCTTTGCCTGGGCAAATTTCCCCGCGTCCCGAAGTTTCACATAGCCGCCGTTCAGATAATAATCGTCCCCGCCTTCCTCTGCCGGGATCAGGTCCATGTTCTCTAGCCGATGGATGTCGTTAGGACTTAAGAAACCGTTACTGATACCCGTGGCGTAACCGTTCATCCTGCTCTGGTAATCGCCCCGGAGCAATCCATCCACGTTAAACTTTGGGAAAAGTACATCCTGCTCTTCTTCCAGCAGAAGGTCTTTGATGATCGCCTGCTCGAACCGCACCAGCCACGGAGTCAGGGTATGCACCACAAAATCGATTGACTGGTGCTCGATGTTAGAAAAGGTGGCGTGTTCCAAGCTCTGCACCATATGGGGCGGCACCCGGAAGATACGGCAGATTTCCTCCACGCCAAACTGCCGGGTGGAGAGGAACTGGCTGTCCTCCGGCGGCAGGGAGATCGCTTTGTAGGCCATCCCCTCTTCCAGCACGGCAACCCTGTGCGCGTTGTTGGCTCCGCCGTATACCGCGGTCCAGTTATCCCGTATCTTCTGCGGGTCTTTTAGTACCCCCGGATGCTCCAGCACACCGCTTGGCTGCGCCCCGTTCTTAAAGAATGATGCGCCGTATTTCTCCACGGCCAATGTCGTGCCAAGGCTGTTTTTCATCATGGCAATCGGGGAAAATCCCACAAGACCGTTAAACCCAAGCCCCGGAATGTGCAGGATTTCTTCTTTCCGAAAATAGATGTCCTGGTTCTGTTCCCCCGGCACTTCATCCGTGTAGGCATGGTAGATATAATAAAGCTGCCCCTGCCCGTCACGGTCCACCTCCACGTTTTCCGGGAGCAGCGGATACAGGCCGAGGACGTTATTCCTTCCATCCCGGATGATCTGGGAATAGGCATTTCCCCAAAGGAGCAGGTGCGTCATCATGGTTTCCCGCCAGATAAAACTGCTCATCTCATCGTTGGGCTGCCGGTATAAGATCCGGTAAAGCGGATGGTCAAAGGCGCTCTCTTTTCCTTTCCCGTCATCGGTGTACCGGTACAGGTGCAGCGGCAGTGCCGCCACGGTTTCCGCTAAAAGCCGGACACAGGCATACACCGTGGAGATCTGCATGGCAGACTGTTCATCCACCTTTTCCCCGCTGTTTGCCGTTCCAAAAGAAAAAATCTGCCCGGAATCACGGACACTGTCCGTCACCTCCGGCAGATTTTCTTCCGGCCTGTTTCCCTCCGGCGCATCCCTGGGTTTTGAAAACCCCATCCATTCTAAAAATCCCATTGGATTATTCCTCCTTCATCAAAATACAAGCAGCCCGCGGTCAGGATCATCATAGATACTGCCCAGCTGTCCTCCGGCATTACGGACACATCGGTCAAGGGCCATGATGGACGCAACAATGCCATCGATCTTCTCCGGCGATTTTGCCTTTGTCGGTTTAATATTCTCTGCCGGGTCTGTTTCTACCACTACGTTGCCGGCCATCCACCGCAGGACCGGGTTACCGCCATGGATAATCTTCCCTTCCATCAGTAGCTTATAAAATTCCTTGGTAGGAGGAGACATGTCTTTGAATCCCTGACCAAACGGCACAACTGTAAATCCCATCCCTTCAAGGTTCTGTACCATCTGCACCGCTCCCCATCGGTCAAAAGCAATCTCTAAAATATGGTAGGTTTCTCCCAGTTTCTCGATGAATTTCTCAATGAATCCATAATGGATGACATTCCCCTCCGTTGCCAGAAGATATCCCTGTTTCTGCCAGACATCATAGGGAACACTGCCGCGCCGCACACGCAAGGGGATGGTTTCCTCCGGTATCCAGAAAAATGGGAGCAGAATGTATTTCTCGTCCTCATTTCTCGGAGGGAATATCAGGACAAAGGCTGTAATGTCACCGGTGCTGGATAAGTCCAGCCCACCGTAACAATCACGTCCTTTCAATGCCTCCATATCGATTGGGATGTTCCCCAGGTCAAAAATCTGTTCGGGAATAAACCGAGTCAGGCTGGACACCCACATATTCAAACGCAGCTGTTTGAACACATTTTCCTCTGCCGGGTTCTGCAACGCCTCCCGGTATGCATCCCTGACGCGGTCAATCTGGATCGTCTGCCCAAGGGATGGATTCGCCTTATACCAGTTTTTCTCATCATGCCAGTCATCCTCATCCGTCAATCCGAACACCACGGGGTAGAACGTTGGGTCAACCTTCCGGCCGTCAAGGATATCAACCGCTTTCGTGTGCAGTTCATAACAGATAGACTCTTTTTCTGTTCCTGCCGTGGTGATCAGAAAGAACAAAGGCTGCTCCCTGGCATCGCCGGAACCTTTAGTCAGGACATCATATAATTTCCGGTTCGGCTGAGCGTGGACCTCATCCAGCACCAGACCGCTCACATTCAGCCCATGCTTAGTGCCGACCTCTGCGGAAAGCACCTGGTAGAACCCGGCATTGGAATAATTCACGATCCGCTTGGTAGCTCCCATGATCTTACTCCGTTTCATCAGTGCAGGTGTCATCCGCACCATCTGGTTTGCCACATCAAAGACAATAGACGCCTGCTGCCGGTCTGCCGCTGCACCGTAAACCTCCGCTGACGGCTCATTATCCGCATACAGGAGATAGAGGGCCACTGCTGCCGCAAGCTCGCTGTTGTGGGTAGGTACCATGCTCCGTCCCGCAAGATACTGGCGGCTTGGGCTGTCTACCTGGATACACTGCATCTTCACCGGACGGCTGATTGGCTGTATATCTTCCAGATAATGAAAACAGGAACGCGTTAGTTTGACACGTTCCCTGCTTCTTTCACTCTTTCGCCTTAATTTTGATGTTGGCTGGTCATCAAATGTGGTAAAGCGGATCTGATACAAAGTTTCCCCTGTCGGAACCCCTCTTCTGGTCGAAGGCGTGGTCGTCATGGCATTTTTAATACCAAGACTCCATAACAGTTCCCGGACAGATTCCGCAAGCTGCCGGATCGTACTGACGTATACACTCTGTGCTTTCCTATCTCCGATACACCCATCAGAATCCATAAGTCCCTGCAGCAATTCCCACCGCTGTGTTTCCGATGCTCTTAGATATTCCGGACGGATTACCTTATCCCTGAATGTCGGCACAAGTATCCTCTTAAGCTCCTGATAAACCAATTTCTCGCTGCCCGGCTGGACATACACGTTATATAATTCATATGGTATTTGCTTTTTTACATCCTCTACGTCCGAATCCCTTACTGTAATCCATGGTTCATTCGAGCATCCATTGCCAAGCCAGTACCCGTAAAGATACGGATCAATGGGAAGTTCTTTCCGGCTCGTCTGTAAGGGTCCGCTCACTGGAATGCGTATCAGCGATTCCCGCTGTGCCTCCGGCCGATCTGAAAACCTCTGTCGGTAACGCATCGTCCTTTTGTAAATTTCACCCGTTGTCCACTGCACGGCTTTCCGCTTCCCATAAATATATTCTGCATTCCACAGATGCCTTTCCCCCGCAACAATCGAACTTCCATCCTTAAATGTGATCCGGTATGCCTGTTCCTTGTCATCTACCTCGCTTTTTGCGACCACATGGCACGGCTTCCCCATCTCGTCAAAGACAATATCCCCCACCTGCAGGTCCCCCATCGAAGTGAATCCCTCTGGTGTTGGAATTGGAGTATCAAGCGCCAGCTCTTTTCCATTCTTCTTTCCGATTTCAACAAAAGCAGTCAGAAACTGCCGGTTCCCATCCTCTTTCACCACACCAAAAATGTCACGGATGATCTGTTCCTGCCAGGGTAACAGCCAGAAGCGTTTCCCCGCCCATTTCCCTTTGGTGTGTCTTAAGTTTTCTATAAATCTCACGGCCCGGTCAGCCTTCGCTTTATCATAATGGGAAGTTGGCAGCATGAACCTTGTCGGCTGATAATTTTTCAGTTTTGGGTAATCCTTCGGTCTTGGCTCCGCCATCAGCTTCCACCTCCCAGCAGTTCCTCCATTTCATCCACAGCACCGCTCCGGCTGTCTGTATCCGCAATGATCCGGCTCCGGGAGGAAGGCGTCAGACCGAACTGCTCGGCAAAGCGGTTCATGATTTTCAGATAAGTCTGGGCAATGCTTACCTGGGGCACAGTCTGCCAGTACCCGGACGGAGTCTTTACGATGGGACCGTGCTGCGTGATAAATTCCTCCGCCTCTTTCCATCGGGCGTAAGCCTGACAATATCCGGCAAAAGCCGCCATATCCACTTCCGTCAGGATGCCGATCTGCTCCATCTGCTTTGCCAGACGCCGCCATTCTTTTTTTGCCTCCGGCTCCAGCCACTTCGGGCAGGATGGAGCCTTTTTGACAGGTTTTGGTTCTTTCGCATTTAATGGACGCTTGCCTGGATTCCCTTCCAATTCTTTAATCGCAGTCGGTGTCGGTTTCCTTCCCCTCGTTGCCATAAGGCATCCCTCCTTTCCTCAAAAATGGGCAAACAAAAAGGACCTCCTAAGAAGTCCTCAAGTAAAATCAATCTATATAAAAACGGGGATAACGAGACACAGCCCCTTTGGGGGTTATGCCTGTAGTGTCGTTGTAATCTTAAAGTTCAATTTTCTCACCGGTCAGGACGTTGACCACTGTAGTTCCTTTTCCGAAAGCAGCCTGCATCTCCCTGCGTTCTTCTTCGGTTGCCGATCCTGCGTTTTTCCGGTATTCCGCAAGGGATTCTTCTACTTCCTGCTCCCTTGCCGCTGTAGTCGCCTCCATGCTGACTTTGTCAGTGACCATCGCCAGTTTTTCCAGCATGTCGCTCATCAGTACCCTGCCGATGCAGTTGCGGGCGACACCGTTCTCATCAATGGTAATCTTGCCGGCCTGCAGGTCTGTTTTCACCCTATCCAGTTCTTTTTCTGCTTCTCTTTTCCAATATGCTCCCAGTTCCCCGTTTAGTTCTCTTTGAAATCTTGTCATTGCCGTTACCTCCGTTTTCTTTGTTTTCCCTTTCGGTAGTAGCATATTACCTCTGGTCCCGCACATTATCCAGTCAATTCTGAATCATAAAGTACACAAAGATACGGAAGAAAACTTGTGTACTTTACTACGGGGGACAGCCCCTTTCGGGGCGTGTGCCTGCAACAATGTTTATGCGTTTACCTGTTTCCATGCATCGTATTCATCTTCAAGTTCCGCCTCCTCGATAATCTGGTAGATGCTGCTAAAGCGTTCCCTCTGGCGCTCCATTTCCTCTTCCGTGTACCCTTTCCCGTCCTTCATCATCAGATAGCCGTCCAGCTCCGCTTTCGCCCGGAAGAAAACCAGTTCCTTCAATTTTGCGGATTCCGCATCCGTGCGAAGGCCGACTCTCTTTTCCTCAATGGCGCTATTCAGCTTCATAAACTCTGACCATTCAAGTGCTGTATCCTTCTTGATTGTGATTTCAATATCTTTCAGGTCATATTCATTTGACGCTGCTTTAATCTTTGTAAGGTAAACCTGCGCCTTCCTGCTCATTCTTTTTGCCATGTCCGTTTCCTCCGTTTTCTTTGTTTTCCCTTTCGGTAGTAGCATATTACCTCTGGTCCCTCACATTATCCAGTTAATTCTGAACCATAATGTACACAAACATACGGAAGAGAACTTGTGTACTTTACTACGGGAAACGGCCCTTCCGGATGCCGTTTCATCTGAAAGACTTTATTCCACAATAACTCTGTGTCCCAACACTTCCTTAATTTCCCTCGCGTCAAAATCCCTTGCATCCTTATCTGTCTTTTCCCTTAGTCTGCGGATAGCATCCTCTCCATGCACTCCAATGGAAAGCTCTTCCCTTGGGAGCAGATCAGAAAAAGTTGAATTCCAGACTTTATAAGTCACTCTGTATAATTTTAATTTCATACCGGCACCTCCGTTTTCCTTTTGGTAGTGACATATTACCTCTGAAACACATATTTATCCAGTTCATTTCCCACCATAATCTGAACAAATATCTGCTCCAGAAACTGTGTGCTTTCCTACAAGAAACAGCCCCTTTCCGGGTACTGCTTCATTGGCAGAAAATTTAGTTGTGTTCCTTCATCAGGATAGCAACGGCCATTTGAGTTGCTTCATCTTCCGGCTCAATATCCCATCCCCTGTCATAATTGCAGGTGAACTCCCCCTCCTTGCGGATCGTCAGTTTGGAAATCCGTCCGCCATCAATTCCGTAGTGGCTCGGTTCATCAAAATATTTTACCCAATAGCGGCAGGCTGCCATTTTCCCGTTTTCCCAAATCCCTATCGTTCCTTCTGCTAACATTGCCGTTACCTCCGTTTCCTATTGTGCTCTCCCGACATCCACCAGCCACTCCGCTTCCTTGTGGAAGGTTCCGGTTGCTTTTTCCAAAACGCTGCTCTCCTCGTCAATGTAATGCAGGTGCTTGCCGACTTTGATAAACCGTGCTTCCTCGTAACCCGGAATGTCTGTCCGGTAAATGTATGCCCTGCGGCTCTCTCCGTCATAGCTTTTTCCATCCCAACCGTTGAAAGTGAACTCGATGCGCTCTTTCGTTTTGGTAAAATGTGCTTCAAAATCTGCTCTTGTGATCTCCGTATTGTAATTTCTAAGGCTGAACTCATTTCTCAGCGTGTAAATATTTTTCATGACGTTTTCCTCCGTTTTTCTTTGTTTTCCCTTTCGGTAGTAGCATATTACCTCTGGTCCCACACATTATCCAGTCAATTCTGAGCCGTAAATGTACCAAAGATGCGGAGAGAAAACTGTGTACTTTATGAGAAAGCGAACAGAGGAAAAAGGCTGGTCTTTTCCAGCCGCTTTCCCCTGCCTGCTTTGGATCTCTCCACCCTATTTTGCTTTTTCCATGCACCATGCAATGGCGTGGCCTCCGTCCTCAAAAACCTCATCCGTCATCTCCAGAAGGTTTAACCGGCACTCAATGTCCGCCAGCCCATCTTCCTCCGGGGTTTCCACAAATTCATAAACCGCTGCCGCAAATCCCTTCCATGCGATATCCGTTACCAGAACTTTATCTCCATATCTCAGGACTGCCCCATAGGAACTGACTTTCAACTGCAGGTTCTCCATGCTGGTGATCTCTTCAAAATCGTAATATGCTTTCATGCTGTGTTCCTCCGTTTTCTCTGTTTTCCCTTTCGGTAGTGACATATTCGCTCTGTTTTGCACATATAGCAAGTCAATTACGGGAATATGATGCACAAAGATAAGATGGAGAAATTGTGTATTTTATCCGCTGGCTTTTTCCTCCTGGAGAATCTTATCAACAATCTCTTTCGCCTCTTTTTCTGCATTATAATCGAAAAAGTATGCCTCATCGCTCCGTGCCACTTTCCTCTGTTCCGGATCATATACCGTAAAATCAAATCCCAATTCCTTATTGTTCCAACTGACCGCTATATAGTAACCTTTATATTCCACTGCTTCATCCTCCTGCTTTTTATTCCCCCCACAGTGCCGCCACAGCCGCCCGTGTCCGGCTTTTAACCGGGCATCCGGGGATTTTTCCGGCGGCAGCCTTCAGGGTCTTACCGCCCCTTTTCCGGCCGATTACGCTTTATTTATCCGCTGCATCCCCGATGGAAAAAAGGTAGCCGTGGGCTTTCTCATATTCGTCGCTCATAAATGCTTTGTGGCGGCTGTTAATCTCCACCAGCCCCTCCAGTCTGCATCCGTTCTGTGTGAAAAGCCATGCGGTTTCCACCGCCGAAGACCAGGTGGAGGAAAAGGTGAATTTTTCAATGCCGTATTCCCGGAGGCTGCCGATCAGCGGCTTTACCTGCTCATCCCAAATGGTATCGTTTAGATCAATGTATTCGTTGCCCCGTTCCTGTGCCTCGCTGTAAAGCTGGTAGATTCTTGCGTAGGAATTTCCCTTTGCGGCGATCTGCTCCTCCAGTTCATGGTAGGCGTTCCGTGCGGCATCCTGCCCTTCCGTATTTCCTGCCTTTTCAGCCTCATGGTACTGTGCCTTGATCGCCGCCTCCCGTGCGTATTCCTCTGCAAAATTGTTTTTCTTCATGGTCTGTGCCCTCCTTGATTTTGGGGTGTTCCCCTTTGTTGTGACACATATTACCGTCACGTTCCGGTAATAGCAACTCATATCTGCACCATAATGTACACAAATATCAGCCCCGGAAACTGTGTATTTTACGGCATCAAACAGGCACAAGCAAAAGGCCGGTTCTGCCAGCCCCTTGCCTCTGCCTGTTTTCCGGTATTTATTTTGTAACCGTCAGGTAGCTGATGTTTCCCATGCGGTCTGTGTCCTTCAGCCTAATCTTGGTATCCGTTTCTTTGTGGAGCGTGAATTTCCTGAAAAGTTTCAGCCTGCTAAGGTTCCTGACCAGTTCCGCCCCTGTCCGGCTTTCCTCAACCGCATCCGTGAAAGCTGCAATGTCACAGTCACCAGCGTACCAAAGATTGCTCAGGCTCTCCGCAATCCCGTCTGCCGTTGTCAGGGATATTTTCCTACCCCTGCATTTACTCTGACCGCTTTCCTTCCCAAGTTCGTAAGCCTCCTCCAATGCCGCCTTAATGCTCCAGACGGCAACATCCAGGAAATCCTCGCTGTCATTGTCGCGGGTTTCCAAGTCTCCCCTGGTCTCAACCGGGTAAATGTGTTTCTTTGCGATCTCCACCAGGCTTTGCAGTTCCTTTTTGCTTAATTTCTTCATGTGCTTTTCCTCCGTTTTCTTTGTTTTCCCTTTTGGTAGTGACATTCTGGATGAAACTGTACATCATTGACGGCCGGAAAGCGTGTGAAAGCCTGCCGTATATGTACCAATCATATGGCCGCCTCCTATCCCAGTGAAGCTGCCGCTTCTTCCTTTGACCGGAACATCCGGGACGAGGAAGCGTTGATGCGGCTCCCTGTCCGGCTTTCCAGAAAATAATACCTGCCATCGAAGGACAGGACTTTATATTCCATTGACTGCCGCTTTTTCTTATTGGCGACCACAAAACAGGTATCCCCTGTTTTCCATTCTTTTCCATCCATCTTATTCATATCCCCCTTCCATCCGTACAAGCCGCATCCGCATCTTTGCCCTGGCTGTCTTTTTCAGGTTCCGTTTCCAGCGTCGGATTGTGACCGCCCTGCAATGGTTTCTGGACCAGCAGTAATCATCCAGTATGTATCTTCCCCTATGCTCACGCTCTCCGTAGGCAGGCATTTTTCTGTGGCTCATTTTCATCTCTCCCATCCTTCATCCGGCATCACCACCGGTCCGCATCATTATAATATTCCTGTATCTCCTTTTTCCCGTCATCATCCGTTACCACTGCCGGGAAACGAATCCGGAACCCATGCTCCTCCCCGGCAAGCACCGCAGCGGCGTCTTCGGCAATCAATCCGATAAACTCCATATCCCACGCAAGGTTTTCATTTTCCGTCAGCACCTTGCAGAGTTCAAAAACAGCGCCGTATATCTCATCATTCCTTGCGGTCTGCTCACTTGAAAGTTCCAATTCTTCTACTCCCAGATGCCTCTGTTCTTCTGCTCTCTGATTATCTGCCCTCATGCTTTCCTGCCTCCTTCCATGCCGCCCATGTAAACAGCGGTTTTTTCTCTGACATCCCGGCATCTTCCAATGCTTCCTCTGTTCCGCACAAGTCGCACACAATGATGTGCGCCCTCCGGCTAACTGCGTGGCGGCTCAGATGCGGCATGGGGCTGCCGCACCGCGGGCACTTTCCTCCGGCCTGTGTTTTCCCATAGCCATCCAGAAATTCTTTTACTATCACATCCGTGTCGATGCGGTGGCAGGCATCCTCCCCATAAACCACCTGGAGACTGCCGCCCGTGCGCCATGCAACCCTAATGCTACCGGTGTCATCCACTGACCGCACGATTCCGTGTGTCCCCACGGGCGGTGCCTGCACATCGTCCATCCGGTCAAGGACCACCTCACAGCCAGCCGGATATTCCTGTCTGATTTTCTCCACGATCTCTTTTTTGGGAAATCCCATTGCTCACACCTCCGAATCATCACAGTCATTCATTCCCATCATCAGTTTCATATAAATATTCGTGTAGCGTTCCTTCTCACTGCCCTCGCAGGCCGCCATTGCCCGCAGGAAGAACTGCTTTGCCTGTTCACAGTTTTTCCAGATATCCTCCGTATCATAGCAGACGGTGCGGACCGTTTCTGTTCCATGTTCAATGTCTGTCAGAAGATGCCACACCCCACCCCGTAAATGCGCCGACAGGACGCTCTGCGGCAGTAATTCCTCCGCAGGGACATCCCGGAAATCCTCCCTGCATCCGGGATGGGCTTTCACGCCCTGTCCGGAAAGGAGCGGTCCCGCCTGTCCCTGCTCCAAGTCCACATACCCTCCCGGTGTCATCATGGAAATCCTGTCATCCGTGTGCCTGTCAAGGAACCCCCGCACGGAAATCCGATATGGCTGATCCGGTTTTAAATTTCCTTCCTGGAACAATCCCTCAAGGTATTTCTCTGCCGCAGCAAGATATTGTTCCACGGCTTCTTCAATCAGACTGTTTCTGGAAACCCTGCGCCCTTCCTGCCGGCTCCGCTCCTTCCGGATGGCTTCCAGTTCATCCAGTACGGACTCCGGCAGCTTAATGTTCAGATTCTTTTTTCCCATCTGCTACCTCCTGCAACCGTCCTGACATCCGTTCAAGAATTCTCCGGCTGTACATTTTCCAACGCTGTCCACAAGCGCCTGCTCTAGGACGGCTTTATCAAACCCAAAATCCTCATAGCCGTCTGCCAGCACTTTGTAGTAATAGCTCGTTGGACTGGCAAAACGGTGACGCCCATCCATGATGTAGACCATCGCTGTCAGTTCCTTTTCGGTATCCGTTCCAGTCATCCGGACCGTCAATGTCATATCCTTTTTGTAGTAAAAGTTCGGGTAGCCCTCATAACGGTCAAGGCTTTTTTCATCACTGGTGGAAATCTCCCAGATGAGCACCGGCACCCTTCTTCCTTCCCTCGGCTCAATGGTGGCACAGCCTTTAAAAAGCAGCGCGTAATCCTCAATCACTGCGGTTCCGATGACTTTCGCATCCGGGCAGCGGCAGGCCATCTGCCTCACCGATAAGTTGCTCCCGTATGCTATGTAGTATCTTTTCCTGCTCATTTGCTTCCTCTCCTTTCTTCCGCGCTTCTTAGGTAGGCGTTTGCGAAACGCCAGACCCCGCATAAATACGGGATTCTTTTTGCTGCAAAATA